TGTTGACGCATTATTCTCGTCATACATCATTGGGGTCACAAAGGAATTCCATAGAAGTGTTTCAGTTTGAGCTGAAACTGCCCAAGGGAATTGCGTGATATAACTCTCACGCATGGCGAGTGGCACAATTGCCATCTCATCTGTATCTCCCAAGCCCACTGTACGTGGGTCTATGGTAACCTCCTGTTTAGCGTCCATAGTTAGACGCTGGCAGGTGTCGGGCATATTTGCATTAGCAAGATTACCCATGTATGTAGGTTTGTAAGATCGAATGTCTTCGATTACAGCAGGCCTTGAATAGCCAAACATACTTGCAATATTAGCAGTAGCACCTGCAGCGATTTGTGTAGCCCTCGCATAAGGACCGATAACGGGTGCTTCCTTAAGCATTCCCGCAATTTTCGCGATGACGGACGCAGGCTTCGAAATAATGCCTTTGCCATATTCGTCAGAGCGACGTATCATTATTCGCCTGTTTCTTCCCCTTTGCCTTACCAGACTGGGGAGAGAATTGTCCTGGATTTGTGCTTGTAGGCATAGAAAGAGTTACATCTTCTGCCCACGCAAATACTGATACCGTAACACGGTCAGTAGCACCATTAGCGTGTTTAAGGTTCTGGAGTGATTGAATCACAACTTCACCCATATTACGCCACTCTTCATCGCAAATATTTAATACATTCGCAAACCAGAAGAAAGGTAAGCACATATCACCACCTTGTGATGTGGTAGGATCCAGGTAAATATGCGGCCTCTGAGAGGCTGCAATTAAATCCTGTGGAATGAACGCTCGATCGATTGTAAATTCATCGAATGGCGCTAAAGGATTGTATGAGGCAATGGCACGTCCATAATGGAAACCGTTACCATTAATCAAGAAACGTAAATGTAACTTGCACCTCAATTGCTTAAAATTAGCAATACGGTTAATAACACGCGGGTTCTCAAAGTAAAGCTGCCATGGGTTAAACTTCTGATATATAAAATCATTTGTTGCCCATTCATAGGTAGCGATCTTAAGAGGACGTTGGAAAAAATTCCCAAGCTCCGCGTCGTTAGTATTAGTCACCCCAAAAGTAGGATCCGGCATAGAGTCGACTTTATACTCATAAGCAGGATTTTGGTCTGAAAATGTCGTGATTTGTTCCGTGGTTTCTCTATTAGGAGTACCAATGGTAACATTAAAACGTTCAGCACCAGACTGAGTATCAAACTCAGCCCAATTTGGGATCGTGGCATCCACCACTACCTGGTTTACCGTG